GAGTGTTTAAGTAAACTATGACTCAATACACTAAATGCTACTTTTTCGTTGTCATCATATCCTATAAAAACTCTAATCATTATTTACCTGCCATCTTGTTAGGTGGTTGATATTCCCAACGAGGTGGATTGTTTCCTCCTACATCATAGTCGTGGTATGAACCTGGTTTATATGTGCTTAAATCTGGCATAGGTGCATTACCTTTTACGCCTTTTTTAATTTCTTCTCTAGTCCAAGATGGTTTCTTACTCTTATCTAAACTACCTACATTTAGAGGATAACCTGGTTCGCATTTTTCTACCTTGCCACCTTTATCTAAAAACTCTTTCATCAATCTATCTCGTTCTTCTTTTGATGTTTTAGGTTTCTCGTGTAAATCGTAATCGTATGCCATTAATATTTTCTAACTATGTGTTTTCTTAATGCTCTAGTTAGTTCCTCTATCTTATCTATAATAGAAATCAAACTAGGATCCGTAATATATTTACCTGCCTCTTTTGCCTGATCTCTTAAATCGTTATACTCTCTAATAGATATTCTCACCATAGGACTTGTATCTCTAGTAGATTCATTTTCCCAAGTCTTATCTGTTTCGTGTGTATCTCTATCTACGGAGTAATTAGCACCGTTCTCGTCTGTATAAGTTTCTTCACTTGCTTTAAAAGTTATATCTTCTTCTGGAAATAATTTAGTCATTATTTAACTCCTTTATTTACAAATTGACCTTGTGTTTTTCTTTCTATGTCATTGTGGTCAAATTCTGCCCAATATAACTCAAACGCTACACCGTCTTGTAAACCTATAAATTGATGATATAAACCAGGTTTAACTTGCATAAAGTCACCTGCATTTAAAATAGTTTCATCAACCATACCTTCTTGTTTACCTTCTTGCCATACTTTGACCATCATCTTACCTGACTCTACAAAGAAACCATTCCATTTAAATTTATGTTTGTGTACCGAACACGCAACATTTTTTTTGTATTCTATTCTATGAAATTCTAATACGCCATTTGCGTGGATCAATTCAGTTTGACCCCATATTTTACCTGCCTTCATTTATAATCTCCTTCATTCACTTGCTTATCTCTTTCATCTACCCCAGCATCTTTTTTTCTTTTACCTTTTAGATGTGCTGTATAAGGTGCTATCTTTGACTCTGGCCACACGTGACCATCTTTTCTTCTACCTGTTAAGTCAAGTTGCGGTTGACCTGACAAATACTTTTCTCTTACTCTATTCCAAACAAATGAATCGTGCCATTGACTTTCATTAAATAATAAGTCTTGTTCGTAATAGTTTCGTAATTCTTTTACAAATTTTTGTGTGTGTTTATTAGTTAGATTATAACCTACAAAACCACATTCAGGATAATAAGGTGGGGCAGGTCTATGTAAATAACAAATTGTATAATCTTGTGGTAAAATATCTTTCAATATTATTTCTTCGGTCATTATTTTTTTAAACATTACATCTGCGTCTATCCAAAAAACGTAATCATAATTACCCTCTAGCATTAAATGTGTTTTTGCATAAACTTTATAACTAAATCTAATTGCGTCTTTTATAAAATCTAATCCATAAACTATTTTACTATTGTCTGTGCCTCTTATTGTACTAAACTGATTTCTGCTTTCATTTCTTTTTGCAAATTCTTTTAAAGTAGGATTTGTTTCGTGTATATTTCTATGATAGATATTTCTTTCAGGATCAATTTCAGGTATCCAACCTTCGTGGTATACATAACAATCAAATGGCCAATTATATGTAGAGTAAAATCTATGAGCGTAATAATCGTATAGTTTTCTGTTTAGACTAGTTACTATTGCTATTTTCATATCCAACCTTTTGTATAAAATAACTATCTGCAATATCTGATATAGGGTTACCTACTTTATCAGTATCAAATAGTTTCTTTAAATCAATCTTTGTTTCTTTAACAAACGCCTCATACATTTTATCCTTATCAGCGTTACCTTTACCTGTTGCACCTTTTTTAACCACACTAGGTACAACTATATCGTACGGTATATTTCTTTCTTGTAATTTATATTTAAGTATGCCACAATTTTCTGCTATTTGAAATAGTGCTTGACCTTTAGAACCATAAGAGTATCCTTCAATGAATACTTTTAGATTGTGTCCTAGTATATGAAATTTATTGATTGCCCAATCAGATATATTAGAAAATCTTTCTATGGGTGTATTGTATTCTTTGTGTTCTTCGCCAATAATATTATTAGCAATCTTACCTAGATGTTTCTTTTTCTTTGTTAAATAATAAAACATAATATCATCACCATCATTTATACAAACGCAAGGGCTTGTTAAACTATAATCAATTCCAACTATCGTGCTCCGCTTCTTCTGGTATTTCTCCACCATCTAATTCATCCTCTACTTCATATCCACAGAAAGGACAAGTCCAAGGTTCCATATCGGTCTTTTCTTCATCCCAACTTACGCTATATTTAGTATTGCAATTAGAACAATGTTTTTCTGATTTTTCCATTATAGTTTAAACTTTTTAAATTGATCTTTCTGTACGTCTTGTTTAATACCACCGATAACATAACTTTCTATTTCTGTTTCTTGTGGTGCATTTTGAGTTCCTTTACTATTTAACCAATGATCTATCCACGGTAAAGGATTTGTTTTTTGTTCATAGACAGGAGATAATTGTATACCTCTCATACGTCTATTTGCCATATACTCAACAAATTGATGTAATAATTTTTCTGATAAACCTATCATAGAACCTTGTTGAAACAAATAAGTTGCCCAACGCTTTTCTTCTTGTACTGCTTCATCATACATTTTATAAACATCTTTTTCTGTTTCTTTTATAATCTTATGAAAGTCTTTGTCGTTTTCATAATCTTTCCAATTATTAATTACTCTTTGCGACATTGCAAGGTGTTGACTTTCATCTCTAGCAATAAATGATATAATCTTAGCAGAACCCTCTAGTTTTTTTAGTTCACCAAATGCAAATGAACAAGCAAATGATACATAGAATCTTAAACCCTCTAGTATATTTACCGTTACCATTGCAAGATATAATTTTTTCTTTAGTTCGTATAAGTCAACTTTCTTATCTGTTGCCCATTGATAACCCATTTGAATTAAATCGTCATAAGTTTTTGTAACTGATTTACTTCTCTTTTCAATTTTCTCATCTTCAATAATAGTATCAAATACATCACTAGGTTGTGAGTATAAATTTTTAATTATGTAAGTGTAACTTCTACTATGAATAGTTTCCATAAAGTCCCAAGTTACAATTGCACCTTCTAGTTCTGGTAATGAACAGAAAGGTAAAAATGCTAAACAAGGTCCTCTACCTTGTACACTATCTAACATTGTTTGATATTTTAAATTAGAAGTAAAGATAAACTTTTGTTCAGGTCTTAATTCTTGGTAATCGTTTCTGTCTTTTTGTAAAGATACTTCTTCAGGTCTCCAAAAATAACCTAGTTGTTGCTGAGTTAACTTATCAAAAATAGGATACTTCATAGTATCATATCTTTGTACTGCTAAATCAGGACCAAAAAACATCTGTTGTTTAGTTGTGTCTAACCCTTTATCTTTATTAAATACTGACTTCATTAATCCTTTCCTTCAATACTAGTTCCTTTAAATGGATCAAATCTAGTATCTCTATTGTTCTCATTGTGTTCATCAACTCCGTACATAAATTCTTCTTCATCACCAAATGTTTCTTTTACTTTATCCTCAACCGTATATTCTCTGGAAGAAACTTTGAAGTCAGGAAACTTTAGTTTCTTCGGCGTATATGATTTATCTAAAATCAACATACGATTATTTGGTTGAGCGGCAAAATAACCGTTATTTAATTTTATAATATTAAATGATTTGTGTTGTGTAGGCACTTCGCTGAAAGTAGTATTTAGTCTATTTGGATCGGCATTGGCACTATCTATTGTAAACATATATGTTCCTTCATACCATTTTTTACCAGGACTATAATACTTTGCTCTTTGCCCTTTTAATAAAGTCTTTTCAATAACTGATATATCATAACTAAAACAATCCCATAATTCTAGTTCTTCTAGCGATGGTTCACCTTCGTAATCTTTTTTCCATACAAATGCTGATATAGGTAATTTATCATACACAGCACCATACTCTGGTAAATAAGTTTCAAAGTATAATGCTCTGCCTTGTATAGACTTTACAGTTACCCATACACCTTCAACTAATTCAC